GGCGTCCGACGCCTTCAAACGCGCCGGCTTCAACGTGGGGATCGGTCGCGAACTCTACACAGGCCCCTTCATCTATGTCGAACTGGCCGACAACGAGTTCTATTCCGAAGGCCAGAACGGGCGGAAGGAAGTCCTGAAATGCTATTCGAACACCCGCTTCACCGTCACCCACGTCGCCTATAACGACCGCCGGGAGATTTGCGAACTGGTGATCGTGGACCGGAACGGAAACGTCCGGTTCGACATGAACAAGAGGGTCCAGGGACCGCCACAGACAGCCCAGGGCGGCCAGGGAGCAACCGCCCAGGGAAACGCCCAGGGACAGGGCAAACAGGCCCCCAGGGGCCGCCAGGGCGCGCCAGCGGGTACACCAGCGCCCCAGGCAGAGAACGGGGCAGTCTGCCCGATCTGCGGGAAACCAATCACAAAGGCCGAACAGGACTATTCCGTCCGGAAATATGGTCGCGAAGCCTGCCGGACCTGTCAAAAAGCATTGTAAAAGGAGGTGGCTAACGTGCCGAGCCGCATAATCAAAGAATCAATCACTACCAGCGAATCGCTGTCGGAGGTGAGCGCGGACGCCGAGCGCCTTTTCTGGCGACTGGTGGTCAAGGCGGACGACTTCGGCCTGTACTACGGAAATCCGCGAATCCTGGCGTCCATGTGCTTCCCCCTGGACCCGCCGAAGGAACAGAAAATCCGGGCCTGGCTGTCTGAACTGGTCGCCGCCGGCATGGTCGGAACCTACACGGCCAGCGAGGACGGGAAGCAATACCTGAAACTTATGTCGTGGGACAAGCACCAGCAACAGAGAGCGAAGAAAAGCAAGTTCCCCCTTCCTGTTTCATTTGATAACACTT